GTAGGGAAGCGCCGTTTTATCCACCGAGAACTCATCGGCGTTCAATCCGAGCCGTCGTAACTGCTGCTTGTTCTCAACCGATTGCCATTGATCCATTGTGGCACGATAGATCGGGAATTTCTCAACCTGCTTGAGCCGGGCAATGAATTGGCGAATTTCTTCAAAGAACACTTCCCCGGAGCCAGGCGCTTTGATCTGCAAGACCAGATCAATCACCACTCCAACCTTCGGAATCCCGATCTGCTTCCGAATCGCGTCTTCGTCCTGCCGCATATCCTTCGCTAAGGCTTTCACGAACGCATCGGGCAGACTCACCAGCATTCCCTGTTTGTAGTGGCCCAATGCGAACCCGACCGCATCGGTTCCCTGTTCGCCTTTTGCCAAGTCCGTATGGCAGAAGTATTCGGCCCCCTTGATGGGTTTGAACCATTCCTTGAACTGAATGTCTCGAAGATTGAAGACGGTGGTTTTCTCCCCAACAATCGGATTGATCGCCCCACAGCCGTTGATGACTTCGCTAATTCGAGTTTTGTACCGAAAGAAGCCGCCCTGGTTCGTGATCCCGCGACACTCGTAGATGCGCTCCGAGCCTTCAGGATCGCGCACATAGTCGTCAGCAAAGTCCGCTTTCGTGCGGTAGAGATTCACGTCCCATGTCGCATATGGCCCGCTTCGGTAGGTCGATGATTCAAGTTCAGCCTGCGCCCACCTTACCATCATAAAATCGTTGTCGCTTCTTTTATAACTAATCAGCAACATTTTCCCGTACTGCGGGAAGCGCGAATTGACCGTTGTTCTCAGTGACGTGTAGAGTTCGCCCGCTTTGGCGGGCGGAAAGCCCCCGACTTCATCATAGATCACGAAGAACAAGTTGAGCGATTCGCCCGTCTCGGTTTCGCTATCCAACGAGTGCGCCGTAATGTTCCCAGGAAAATCGACCCACCGTTTCTTGATTGCCTTGGTGAGGTCTACGCCCTGTTCCGTAAACCAGTTCTGCCCCGTCTTCGGATTCTTCGTGTTCCGCAGCATGATCTTGAAATGCTTGAAGAACGCATCATGCGCCTGGCGAGCCGTCAAACACACATTCCCGACTTCAATTTTGTCTTCCAGCCCGATATGTTCATCGCGGCCCCGGCTCAATACCCGCATCGGATCGTGCATACACATTAGACTATAACACGTATAGGTTAGGAGCTTGGCAGCGGTTCGGTCCTTCCCGCTATTGTGATGCAACATTCCCTCAGCAAAGTAACAATTCGTCCCTTCAACTTCCAGATCATAGAACGGTTCAGAATCAGTTCGAGTCACGGATTGGACTTGCACCCAACACAGACTGTGGTCATTAAGATTAGGTGACGCAATCAAGTCGCCTTTGCTTATGTCTTTAAGTTCTTTCCAGCTCGTTTTCGTTAACACGCGATGATTTTCTGAGCCGCGAATTGTACCCGCATAAGTCATTACTTCAAGCAGCGGGGCTTCGCCCTTAACAAACGGAACCGATGCCTGCTTAACAACAATTCGCTGCCCGTTCCATGAATGAAGCCATATCCGTTTGTTCAGTTGCACTAGCTCTTCAATAGTATAGAAGTTCCCATTTTTGGCATCGATTAATCGGGTTGATCCGGCAAGACAAAACTTGCCCCACAACCCCAATGCCTCACGATATGTCAAAGACCAGACTTCAGGATCAGTACCAAATAAGGCTTCGGCTAGTTCGAGTTGCTTCGGAAACAATGGTTCTCGCAGCCAATCCCGGCAGAATGCCTCAACTCCGACGCGGGGTTCTTTCCAAATTGAGGCGGGAGTAGTTGAGGTTAATTCAAGCGCCGGTTTATGTTCATCATAGAAATGGGCCATCCACTCACTTCTGAATATCGTCTGTATGACGGGTTAATTTCTTGAGTTCGGCAACCACTTTCCCCAAACGATGAATGATAATAGCATGATCGACCAATACGATTAAACTCCATCCTATCACCAATAAAACTAGCAGCTTACTCATCAACAGGTTCGTATGTTGCCGCGAATAGAACAGGATCGCTCGGATACTCTTTAAACGTGCGAATTGCATGACAATTTGCACACCTTACGTCGCATTTTGTTATCTCGGACGTTGCCTGAGCAATGCTCTTGGAGTTAGAGACGTTCAGAAGCTTTTCGCCGCGCACATGGTCGAAATGTAATGCCGAATGATGCTTATTATACCCGCAGTCTATGCATCCGAATCGTAATTTATAGGCATCAAGCCACCGACGAATCCGTGTTGCACGAAGATTAGCCACCAAAGCGATTTTCGCCTTACGTTTCACAGATAATGCAGCTCACCACCGGCGACGCCACGCTCGACCCTCGACGGGATCAGAATGCGGCATCAGAAACCTTTTCGTATGTCTCAGAAAAGATACAATCTTTCACGAAATACAAATCCCCCGTTATTCCACGAATCACCCAATCATGTTGTTGAGCCAACACGGCTCCTTCGAGTGTGGGAATAAGTAGCCCGATCTCGTTTGAACTCGAACCATCGGGTAGGGCTTGACCGTTCGCGCCCACGAAACGCCCCGAAGGCTTGCCATCCGATAGTTTGCCCACACCCGCATGAGTACACATTTCACTCCACGTATCCCACTCAAGCTGTAGTGCGTCGATCACCACAGGTTTCTTACGATACTTCGCCATCGTCAGCCCACCGATTCAATTTTGTTACACGTTTGGCATTCCCGAAGCGTAAAGCATTGCAGCCATTCCCAATCATGGCCGTTGAGTAAACAGATAACTGAGAGAAACGTCGCCATTGATTTATCTCGACCGTGGCCGATCGCTCCATCCGGCTTGCACAAATCCGAGCAACACATAACCCTGCACAACAATTAACCCAATTCTAATCCACGGCAGCACCGGCATCACACTAATAAGGATCAGCGCCAATACCGATAGGCTCACACCGATGACTAGCGTTACCCACCAGAGCAACCAATCGGTAATCATTGTGGCGATGAAGAGTTATGCCCCGAATTAGGGTCGGCATCACACACTACCTGAGCGTCTCCGCCAGGAATCTCAAGCCCCGTCACCCATGAGAACATCCCGATATTCGAGTAGGCATCCCACAGTGCATCATGTGCTTTACGATCCGGCGCATAGTGGTCAGCTAGTTTAGCTCCGGCCTCTTTCGCCTGCTTCTTCAGCCTATCGAAACCTGTACCCTGCCTGATCGCTTCAGCAAAGATCAGCGCATTGAGATCAAGACTCCGATAGCCAAATTGCCGGAACGTAATCGGGAGCCATTTCTGTACGAATCGCATATCGAATGTCCCGACATTCAGCCCCATTGGAATACCGCGATAGCGTTTGCCATCGTAGTAAGACGATTCACGTAGCCACGTCGATAGCTGATCGTCCACTTCCGGCGGGGTTGAACGCGCCCCGTCATCCACTTTCGTAATATCCACCCCGTTCACCCGCATCGCTTCAGGCGTCACGAAAAGTTTTTCGTGGCGAATCTCAGCATAGAACGGTTGCATATCCGAGAGCCGGACACACCCAATCGACAACAGCGCATCCGTCGTAGCATCTGTACCCGATGATTCAATATCGAGTGAGATCAGATCAAAGTCACGCGCCATCACGACTCCTGCTTAATCTGCCAATCTAGCCAGTCCCGAATCGCTCGTGCGTCGTGGCCCCCGAACATCTGCCCGTTCCAGTCAATATCACGGCCCCAAAGTACCTGCCAAGCCAGGTTGATCCGATCCCATAACCTCATACCGTGACAGCTTGAGACAGCCCACCAATACTCCGTACCAGCGTCCTCCGTGTATCGGTAGAGGTGTAGATGGCAACAGCCGGGAGTAATACAGACACACAGCGTGTCGTCGTAGGTAGTATCAAGCATCACCAATCACATTGAACCCCAATAGCCCAATCCAAAACACGCATCTCTTCGGCAAACTTAGACTCTACATTGTTCACTTCACCCGCATTAACAGACGCATCGTCTAATCGCTCGACCTTAGCACGAACCGATTCAATCGTCAACTTTTGTGGTAGCAGTAGAAATGCAAAGGCTCGACGCTTGGCGTCTCGAATCGCTCGATTATCTGTCCCGAACACGGAGTAGTGCGGCAGCTTGGCAAACTCTTTCTCCATCACTGCTCGTGCTTTCCGAATAACCGCTCTTGATTTGACTCTATTCATTCTCCCGTTGCCCGTTTGATGGCGACTAGTGCCTTGCGATGCCTACGCCGAAAGTCTCGATTACCGTCCGGGTTCAACGGCTCATTCGGGAGCCGGAACAAAGACACCGTATACTTCGGAAGCTGTCGAAGGTCTAAGGATTTACCGTGAGCCATC